TGCAACTCATCAACCGGCCGCAGATGACGGCCACCGAGTTCACCGGTTTTCAGGAGGAAACACTCCGCCGCCTCGCCCCGAACCTCGAGCGCATCCAGCAGGGCGGGCTCACCCCCTTCATCCTGCGGCGCTTCCGCATCCTGCAGCGGGCCGGCGCCCTGCCGCCGCCCCCGCCGGAACTCGACGGGCAAATGCTCGACGTCGCCTATCTCTCGCCGCTGGCCAAGGTGCAGCAGATGCAGCAGGCGCGCGCGGCCGATCAGCTTTTCGGACGCGTCATGCAGGCCGCCCAGGTCGATCCGGAAGTGGTCGATACCTTCGATATCGACCAGTATATCGCCGTGACCCATCAGGCGAGCGTCGCGCCGCCCTCGCTCCTGCGCTCGCCCGAAGCCATCGCCCAGCGCCGGCAGCTCCGCGCCCAGGCACAGGCGCAGCAGACCGCGCTCGACCAGGCGAAACAGCAGGTGGAAATCGCCGCCACCGGCGCCCATGCCGCGCAGGCCCAGACATTGGCCAAGGGGCGCCCGGCATGAGCGGCCTGCCCTATTACACCCAATGGTTCGTCGCCCTGTTTCGCAGCCGCCGCACGCATGAGCTCGCGGCCCAGTATCGCTGCATTGGCGAGAACAAGCTGCTTCTCGCCGACATCATGAGCCGCGCCGGCGTCTTCGATGTCGCGCCGCGGCCGGGCAATCCGCAGCAGCTCGCCTTTCAGGAGGGCCGGCGCAGCCTCGCGCTCGAGATCCTGCACCTCGCCCGGGCCGAGCCGCTCGAAATCGAGGCCTTCCTCAAAAACGCCATCCGCCAGCCCCGAAAGGACCCCTCGCCATGACGCAAGAACACCCCAATCCGAACCCCGATGCCGGTGCCGCCGGCGGCACTGGTGGCGCTGGTGCCGGCGCGGCCGGAACCCAGACGCAAGGCAGCGATGCGCCGTGGTTTTCCAAGGCCGAACTCGGCCTGAGCCAGGATACGCGGGATTACCTCGCAACCAAGAACTATGGCGGCCTCGAGGATGCCTTCAAGGCAAAGCGAACGTTCGAGACGCTCGCCCGCGACCGCAATGCCCTGACCGCCCCGGATCCGGCCAAGCTCACCGAATGGGATGGCTGGACCCGCCTCGGCTGGGAAGCCGATGCCGGCAAGTATGGCGAAAGCGTGCCGGTGTTCGACACGTTCAAGGGCGATCCGGATTACGAGCCCTTCCATGCGGATCTCGTGAAGGCCGCGCACGAGCTCAAGGTGCCGCTCTCCCAGGCCAAGGCGCTCGCCGACAAGGTCGGCGGCCTGTTCCAGGCCCGCAACGAGGCGCTCGACGCGGCTACCGCGCGCGAGCGGGAAACCCTCGACGCCCAGCTCCGCACCCAGTGGGGCAAGGATTACGACGCCAATGTCGAGCTCGGCCGCCGCGCCGCAAAGGCCTTCGGGCTCGACAGCCCCGATATGGGCGAGCTCGAGGCCATCATGGGCACGCCGAAATTCGTGCAGGCCTTTCACAAGCTCGGCAAGGCCATGGGCGAAGACAGGCTCGTCACCACGACGAACCCGGGCGGCGACCCCCGCTCGCCGGAAGCCGCGCGCGCCGAGCGCCAGCGCCTGAAAGCCGACAGGGATTTCGTCGCTTCCCTCGATGACAACCGCCACCCCCACCACAAGGCCAACAAGGAGCGCTGGCAGAAGCTTATCGACATCGAGGCCGGCGGCTGATCTCTCCACCCCGCGCCAATCGAAAGGAAAGATGATGGCCAAGACCAAAGAAACGCCCAATGACGAAGCCCAACGCCTCGCGGCCGAGCAGGCCGCAACCGCTCAGCAGCTTGACCCTGCCAATATTGGCCCGGAGCCGGACGCTCAGCCGGAGCCGGTTGCCAATCCGTTGCCGATCGACAATCGCAGCCCAGCCGAGATCCTTGCCGATCCCGGCCGCGCGCTGACCTATGGGGAAATCCTCGATCTCGAGGCGCGGGTGAGGAACGCCGCAGCTTGACAATCCGAGGCAAATCAGACAGCCCTTGAAGCCTCGGGAGGAGGCGCGCATCGTCCCTTGATGAGCGCGCCTCTTCTGTCCGCTACCCGGCGCTCCCGATTCGATCCCGTGCGTCTGAGCCGCTACCCGGCCGAAACTGAACCAATCCCGTTCACTTTCGATGCCGGAGACATCCCATGGCTTTCGAGGCAGTTACGGCGGCCCATCGGCTCGCCTACAAGGAAAACGTCCAGCTCGCGGTGCAGCAGAAGCGCTCGCGGTTCGAGAACTACTTCACCTATCAGGGCAATCTCACGGGCCGCCAGATGCGCGTGCTCGAGCTGATCGGCACCACCGAAGCGCGCGTCGATGCCGAGCGCGGCGGCGACACGCCGCATATCGAAGCCCGCATCGAGGATGTCTGGCTGCGCCCGCGCCGGCTCGACTGGGGCCGCCTGATCGAGAAGGAAGACACGATCAAGGCCGCGATCGACTATTCCTCGGTTTCCGTCCAGGACGGCGCCGCGGCGATCGCGCGCGGTCGCGATCGCATCATGGCCGCCGCCTTCTTCGGCCCGCGCATCGTGGGCCAGGATGGCAGCCAGGCGCCGGAAGCCTTCAACAACCCGAACGGCAACGTGCCCGTCAACTATGTCAAGACGGGCTCCGCCGCCAACTCGGGTCTCACCATTCCGAAGCTGATCCGCGGCCTCTCGATCCTGTCCGCCGGCGAAGTCGATCTCGAGATGGACCAGGCGTGCTGCGCGGTGAGCAACATCCAGATGGAAGACCTCTACAACAGCCTGCAATTCACCTCGAAGGATTTCCGCGATAAGGCGGTGTTCGACGACAAGGAGCGCACGGTGCTTTCCTTCATGGGCATCACGTTCGTGCGCTGGCAGGGCCTGCCGACGGTGACCGGCCAGCCGACCCAGCGCCGCATTCCGCTCTGGACCAAGAGCGGCATGCATTACGGGCCGTTCTCGGATCTCGAGACCCAGATCGAGCGCAACGCGAACAAGAACTATCGCCTGCACCCCTACATGGAAATCTGGTGCGGCGCGACGCGCTCGGAAGACGCCAAGGTCGTCGAGATCATCTGCTCCGAAGCCTGATCGGGCTTTCCGCCTGCCGCACCGGGCTTGCGCCCGGTGCCTTCCCTCTTCCTCATCCTTCAGGAGGCTTTCATGCCCGATATGTTCGGCCAGGGTTATCCGAACCCCAATACGGCCATCCTTGTTCCGCGTGCCATCTTCCGCAACCAGTCGTCGCGCTCGACGGTCGGCCTCTTTCAGCTGTCCAACGCGAACGTCATCGGCGACACGCTCTTCATCTCGAAAGTGCCGTCGAATGCGATCATCAAGCCGTCCTCCACCATCGTCCACGATGCGCTCGGCGCCTCGGTCACGCTCAATGTCGGCTTCAACGAGACGCCGGCCGGCGCCCGCACCGCGCTCGGCTCGGCTCTGGCCGTCGCCACCGCCGGCACCAAGGCCGGCATGGCCGCGGTCGTCACCGCGAACCTTCTGAACCGTGCGTGGCAGCTCGCCGGCCTCGCGGCCGATCCCGGCCGCGAGATCGATCTCGTCGCCACGATTGCCGGCGCGACCGTCACCGGCACGCCCCGCATCTACTTCTCGTTCGATTTCGTGGACGAGCGCTGACCATGACGCTGACCCGCGCGGCATCCGAGCTCGAAGCGGCGAACGGCGCCCTCGCCCATATCGGCGAGGGCCGCATCTCGTCGCTCGACGAGACCAGGCGCACGGCCGCGCGGGTCATCAAGACGCATTTCGGCAGCGTGCGCGACACGCTGCTCCGCCGGCATGACTGGAACTTCGCCAGGCGCTGGGCCACCCTCGCGCAGGATCCGGCCGCCCCGGCCGGCACCTTCGCCTTCATGTATCCGCTGCCGGCGGATTGCATCCGCGTCCGCATCGTCCAAGGGGCGAGCGAGGACGATTGGTGCGTGGAAAACGGCAGCACCGCCGCAGCGGATGGGGAGACGGGCCTCACGTCGATGCTCTCGACCGGGCTCGTCTCCCCGCGCATCGGCTACACGGCCATCATCGGCAATCCCGCGCTCTGGGATGCAACCTTCCTCGAGGCGTTCGAATTCGCGCTCGCGGCCAAGATCGCCCCGCAGCTCGGCCGCGACGATGCCCTCGCCGACAGCATGCGCGCCAATGCCGAGGCCGTCATCATGCGCGCGCGCAAGGCCGATGCGCGCGAACAGGCGCCAAGCCGCGTCCCGCGCGAGGTGAGCTATATCGGCATCCGGAGAGCCTGATGGTGAAGCAGCGGCTCGAGCGGGTTTCCGGTGCGCAAGGCGAGCTGAGCCCGCTGCTGCGCGCCCGCGTGAACGATCTCGCCAAGGCCGGCGCGGCCGATGCCCGGCTCGAGAACCTCACGCCCCTGCCGGAAGGCGCCCGCACGCGCACGCCCGGCACGCGCTTCATCGCGCCCTGGAAGGACGAGACGCGGCCGGCACGGCTGATGGATTTCGAGGTCTCGCTGGGCGACAGCTACATGCTCGCCTTCAATGGCGGCGTCATGCGCGTCTTCCGCAACCAGGCTCCCATTCTGATCCCGGCCGGCACGGCGCCTTACGAGCTGGCGCATCCCTTCCCCGACAACCAGCTCGACGCCCTGTTCAAGGCGCAGGTCAAGGGCACGATGTTCATCGCCGGCGGCGGTCGCCCGCGCGTGCTGGTGCGCAACCTGGACAACGACTGGTCGCTCACGGAATACGTGCCGACCGAGGCACCGGTCCGCCTGCAGAACACGGACAAGACCTGGACCATCCAGGCCTCTGCCGAGACCGGCACCGTCACGCTCACGGCCAGCAAGGCCACCTTCCTCGCCGGCCATGTCGGCAGCATCTGGCGGCTCGACGAAGCCGACCTCTCGACCGTGCCGAACTGGAAGGCCATCGAGAGCCCGATCGCGGTCGGCCAGCGTCGGCGCAACAAGGGCCGGATCTACGAGGTGGTGACGCTCAATGCCACCACGGGCGATACCGGCCCGAACCCGCCGGTGCATGACGATGGCGACGTGTTCTCCTCCGGCGGCAACGTGACCTGGCGGTTCATCTCGAATACCGGTGGCTATGTGCGGATCACGGCCGTCGCCTCGCCCACCTCGGCCACGGCAATCGTGCTCGACCGCCTGCCGCAGCGCGCCGTCACCGCGCCCAGCTATCGCTGGTTCGAGGCGGCCTGGAGCGACGTGCGCGGCTGGCCCGATGCCGTCTCCGTCAGCGATCAGTCGCTCGTCTGGACGCGGAACAACGAATATTTCATCAGCCGGCCCACGGACCTCTATTCGTTCGACCTGCTCGACGAGGAGGACAGCGCGATCACGGCCGCGATCAACGCGCCGGACGGCAAGCTCACGGAAATCGTCTGGGTTCTGCCGATCGGCGTGCTGGTGCTCGGCGCGCGCTCCAATGAATGGCTGATCCGCGGCGCGCAGAATGCGTTCGAACGCCTTACCCCCACCAACCAGCGCGCCATTCCGCAAGGGTCGCGCGGCTCTTTCAAGCCGCATCAGCCGGTGATGGTCGATGGCGGCGCCGTCTTCATCGGGCGCGGCGGCCGCTCGCTGCATTTCGTGCGGTTCGACGGCGCAACCGAGCAGATCGAATTCCAGAACTTCACGACCTTTTCCCGCCAGATGCTGCGTGCCGGCGCGCGTCAACTCGCCTGGTGCCAGGACCCCAACCCGGTCCTGTGGGTGCGCATGGCCGATGGCACCCTGCGCGGCCTGACCCTGATGACCGAGCAGGATGTTGCCGGCTGGCACCGCCGCCCGATGATCAACGGCAAGGTGCTGCAGATCGCGGCCGTGCAATCGCTGGACGACACCTTCACCGAGCTGTGGCTCGGCGTCGAACGTGTCGTCAACGGCCAGACGCGCCGATACTGGGAAGTGCAGCAGCGCTATTTCGAGGCGATCGACGAGGATCAACCCACCGCCGCCGGCGCCTGGCTCGTGGATTGCGGCATTGCCACCGCAGCGGGCGCCGGCCCGTTCGCGAGCGTCAGCGGGCTCGACCACCTCGAGGGGCAGGCGGTCAACCTCTTCGCCGATGGCGTGTTTCTCGGCCGTCGCATCGTGAGCGGCGGCAGCGTCACCCTGCCGCGCCCCATGCGCAACATCCTGGTAGGCCTGCCGCTGGCCTGGCGGCTCGAGACCCTGCCTTTCGAGACGAACACCCCGAAAGGCTCCACCAAGGGGGTCGAGAAGGCCGCCAACAACGTGACGCTGCACCTGCACGAAACCGGCACCGGCCTCATCTCGGCCAATGGCGCGGAAGACGCGCTTGTCTTTCCGACCGCCGGCGTGTCGCCCGGGCAGCCCCTGCAGCTTTTCTCCGGCGTCCTCACCGTGACGATCGAGGTCGCCACCGAGAAGGAGGTCGCCATCGCGCTCGCGGGTGATGATCCCCTGCCCTTCACCCTGCTTTCCATCACGCCCGAAATCGACATCAAGGACCCCTGATGGACCCGCTGACCATCGCTTCAGCCGCCTTCAAGGGCGCCGGCGCCCTGATGAGCATCTTCGGCGCCGGTGCCCAGAACCGCGCGGCCCGGCGCGTGACGCGCCAGCAGCAAGCCACGCTTCGCGACAATGCGGATATAGCCATGATGCGCTCGACCTTCGAGCAGAACCGCATCGACGACCAGATCGACGCAACCACCGGCGCGCAGGTGAACTATTTCGCCGGCGGCAACCTCGACCCCGCCAGCGGCTCGCCGGCGGTGCTGCAGGCCATGACGACGGCGCAGGGCGAGACCGACAAGATGCTCGCCGCCGCGCGCGGCGCCCAGGAACGCGCCGACGCCTTCCAGCAGATTTCCGATCTCGAAAGCGGCCTCGGCGCGCAAAGTCGCGCGATGAGCTGGGGCATCGGCACCACCCTGCTCGGCACCGCCGGCGACCTTGCGCAGATGTTCCGCCCGAAAACGGGTGCCTATGGCGCCAGCGGCGGCTCGTCCGGCGCAGATAACAGCTTCGCCCGGGCGCGGCGCATCAACAACTTCCAGGGCTGGGGCGTCTGATGAGTGCACCGGTCTACATTTCGCGCGGATCGAGCCAGGGCATCGGCGAGCTGCAGCCGAGCCGCGACAATAGCGCGCAGATCACCGGCCAGGCGCAGGCCCGGTTCGGCCAGGCGCTTGGCGGGCTCGGCAATGTCGCCTTCAGCCTCGGCGAGCAGATCCAGCAGATCAATCGGGCCTCGACGGTTGCCGATCGCAAGACGGGCTTCATGACCGGGATCGACAATCTCGGAAAGGAATTCGAGAACGATCCTGATCCCGCCACGGCCGAACAGCGCTTTCAGGAGCAGGTGACGAAGCTCGAAGGCTCGGCGCTCGAGGGACTTCGCCCGGACGATGCGGCCGAGTTGCGCGTGCAGCTGCGTCGCCAGTCCATCTCCTATGCCGGCGGCGTGCGGGCCAATGCGCTGAAAAAGCAGTCCGATGGCTATCTTGCCAATGTCGATCAGCAATTCGACGTTCTCACCAGGAACTATGCGAATGCCAAGACCGACACCGAGCGGCAAACCTTTATCGCCGAGCTCGACGAAACCCTGAAAAGCGGCGTTTCGCGCGGCATGATGACGGCCAAGGCCGCCGAGGCCTATCGCCAGTCCATGGCCCAGACCGGCGACAACGCCCTTGTGCTCCGCCAGATCGGCATGAACCCGGCCGCCGCGCAAGCGGCCTTGGCCGATCCCGAGCAATTCAAGGGCCTCAACCCGGTCCAGCGCGAGCAATTCGCACAGCAGGCCCGTGCCGCCGCAGAAGCCCTCCGGGCCCAGCGGCTCGAAATCCGGGCGCGCACCAACCCGGAAGCGGCCACCATGGAAGCCGGGCGCGTGAGCGGCCCCGGCGCCATCGCGCGGATTTTCGACAGCGCCATCATTCCGCAGGAAAGTGGCGGGCGCGCCGGAGCCGTATCGCCGGCCGGAGCCGTCGGCATCGGCCAGCTCATGCCGGATACGGCGCTCGGCGTCGCCACGAAGCATGCCAGCAAGGACCCGGCCTTTGCCGAATTCGCACGCCTGCCCGAGACCGAGCGCCGCGAACGCCTGCTGACCGACCCGGCGCTAAACCGGCGGCTCGGCATGCAATATCTGCAGGACACGATCGAGGCCACGGATGGCAGCGTCGTCGCGGGCATTGCCGGTTACCATGCCGGAACGGGCCGGGCGATTGAATGGCACAAGGCCGCCGTGGCCAGATATGGCGAGGGCTACAGCGCCGCTGAATTCCTCACCGTGATGGACCAGAACCTTCACGACGGAAAGAACGGCCAGCAGGGCAAGCGCACGGTGGATTATGTGCGCGACATCTACAAGCGGATGGGGGTGGATATTGCCGCCCCGGCCTTCACCGGCATGAATACCTTCCGCGCCTCGGATATCGTGCAGCGCGAATGGGACCGGCGCGAGGCGCAGACCAGACAGATCGTCAACGAGGTCACGGCCCTGTCTCGCCAGCAGGCCGACCAGTTCGGCGGCTTGCTCGATCAGGGTCTCAACGTCAATCCGGCCCGCCTCGCGGAAATCCAGTCCGGGCTGCAGCTCGGCGCGGCGCGCGGTGAACCGCAAGCCGCCGAGACGCTCCGGCTGCTCAACGAGCGGATCGAGATGCTGCCTCATGTGCAGCGCGCCTATCGCATGGCGCCTGCCGAGCTTGAAGCCTATACCAGCAGTCTCCGCTCTTCCTTCGCGCAGGACCCGACACCGCAGAAAGAGCGGCAGCTCAAGGTGTTCGAAGCCGTTGCCGCGCAGGTGGCCAAGGGCGCGAAGGAAGCGCCCGTGCAGCTTTACGAACGGCATACCGAGGGCCAGCCCACTTTCGTGAACCCTCAGGCACAGATTGGCAGCGCCGAGCTCGCGCAGCAGCTTCAGGCACGATCCATCGTTTCCGATGGCGCCTTCAAGCGCTACCAGACCCGCGCCTTCTTCAGGCCCGAAGAGGCGCGCGCATGGAAGGACCGGTTCGAAACCATGGGCGACCAGGAGCGCTTCGATCTCCTGCAGGCCCTGCAACGCAACACCACGGGCGAGGCCGCCTATCGCGCGGCCGTGGCGGAAGTGACGGGCGGCGACAAGCTCGCGGCCACGGCGGGCATGTTCCTGACGAACAACCCGCAGCTTGCGCGCGACATCCTTCGCGGATCGTCGATCGCGCAACTCGACGGCATCAAGCCCAAGGCAGAGGAGATCAGGAACGCGCTCAAGTCCACCATGCCCGGCCTGCTCTATCCCAGCGTGGCGATGCAATCGGATGTGATCGAAGCCGCGCTCGCGGTCTATGCCAGCGAGCGGGGCCGCAACGCCGCGCTCTATGATGCGGGCGACCGAGCCGGTCTTGAAGCCGCCATCGAGCGCGTCACCGGCAGGATCGTGAAGATCAATGGCGCCAAGGTGCCCATGCCGCCCGATATTCGACCTGCCGACGCGCAGGAGGCAATCTACAACCTTTCCAAGGAAATCCTCGATGCGTTCGGCGGCGCTTATGGTCGCGACAATCAGCCGCTCGACCCCTTCCTGATTGCCCGCCACGCGCAACTTCGTCCGCTCACCGTGCAGGGCAACCTGTTCGCCGTTCTCCTGCCGGAAGGCCGCGAAGGAGCGCCGGTCATGAACAAGGAAGGAAGACCGCTCGTGATCGACCTCGCCAAGGCCGTGCAACTGCATGCCCCGCTCAGCAGGCCAAGTCAGGCCGGGCGTCTCAACCGGACCCTTGCCGAGCAATTCGCGGAAGAGCGGCGCCGGCTCGGCATTCCCATGGGGGGCAGCCAGTGACCGACTGGAACCGCGCCGCCGACGATTACCTTGCCGAATTGCGGCGGCGTCCGCCCGCGCGCGCGCCGGCCACGATCGGCGAAATCTGGGACACCGAATGGAAGGCCACGGGGCTCGACACCACATTCGGCGTGCAGAGGCCGATGATGGATGCCTATTCCGAATTGCAGGAACGCCTCACCGCCATCACCGGCAAGGATCTTGGCACGCTCGCGCGCGAGAGGCGGCTGGATTTTCTTGAGGGCGGCTTTGATGGACGTGTCCAGACCATGGGCCGGATCATCGACAGCCTGCCCGATCCGCAGCAGAAGCTCCTCGCCGATTACAAGGATGTGCGCGGCCGCGCCCGCATGAAGGCGGCGGAAATCGAGAAGCAGAGCGCCGACGTCGCCGGCGCCACCTATGGCTTGTCCGGCCATGCCGTCGCCTTCGCCGCAGGGATTGCCCGGCAGATGGCCGACCCGGTGAACATCCTCACGGCGCCCATCGGCGGCCCGGCCAAGGGGCCGGTGCTGAAATGGCTCGGCAAGGAATTCCTGATCGGCGCCGGCGTGCAGGCCGCGCAGGAGCCATTCATTGCCACAAGGCGGCAGGAACTCGGCCTCGAAACGAACAGCATCGAGAACGTGCTCGAGGCCGGCATCGGCCAGGCCGGTTTCGCCGGCATCCTGCGCGGCGCGGCCGCTTTGTGGCGGCGTGCCGGCCGTCAACCGGGAAACCTGCCCCCGGTCGATCTCACGCCCGGCGACGTGGATGCGGTGGCGCGTTACAGCGAAGCGCAAGACCTGGTGATGCGCCAGACCGGGCCGCCGCAGCGCGTCGTCGTCAACGACCAGCTCGCCTTCAATGTGCGCTATGCCGTCGTGGAGCGCGGCAATCTCATCGTCTCGCACTCGGCCGACGGCACGGTAAACCCGGCCTTTCCGGCGGAGATCCAGCCGCGCGACCGCGCGACGATGGAATTGCGCCAGCAGGTGCAAACCATCGCCGGCACGCTTGAGCCCTCCTGGCTCACCACCTCGCCCAATGCCCAGTTCGGCGCGCCCATCGTCTCGGATCGCGGCGTGGTGGAGAGCGGCAACGGCCGCACGCTCTCGATCGGCCTCGCTTACGAGCGTTTCCCCGATCGCGCGCAAGCCTATCGCGACGAGCTCGAACGCCTCGGCTTCGACACAAGCGCCTTCGAGCAACCCGTGCTGGTGCGCATCCGGCAGGATGAGCTCACGCCCCAGCAATTGATGGCCTATACCGCGCGCAGCAACATCAGCGAGGTCGCGAAGCTTTCGGTGCCCGAGCAGGCCGCGCTCGATGCGCGCAACCTGCATGGTGGCATCCTCGAGAGCTATCAGGGCGGCGATCTCACGCTCGCGCGGAATGCCGAGTTCGTGCGCCGCTTCATTCAGGAGCTCGTGCCCGTTGCCGATCAGAGCGCGTTCATCGCCGGCGGTCGACCGACCGAGGCCGGAATTGCCCGCATGCAGGGCGCGCTGATCGCCCGCGCCTGGCAGGACGCGCGCATGGTGCGCGAGATCGCCGAAAACCCCAACCCGACCAGCGTCACCATTCTCCGGGCCTTTGCCGACACCGCGCCGCAGATTTCGCGGCTTCGCGCGGCCATCGAGGAAGGGCGCGTGGATGGCGGCGCCGATATCGTCTCGCCGCTCAAATCCGCCTTCGATCTCGTGGAGCGCGCGCGGATCGAGGGGCGCAAGCTCTCGATGCTGGTGAACCAGAGCGACGTGGAAACCGGCGCCGTGCGGGATGATGTGCGCGCGGCCGTGCGGCTCTTCTTCCGCAACGACGAGCTGACCGTGCCAGCCGGCCGCGAGACGATCGAGGCGCGCATTCTCGACGCCGTTGATCGCGCCATCATGAGCCAAGCGGGCGGCCTATTCGACGAGGCCATCGACCCGGCCGCCATCCTTCGCGCCGCGCGCTTCGCCACCGAGCCCTTTGCCGAGCTCTCGCCCACCGAACGCGCCCGGCTCCTCTCGGAGGCCGCCGGCGGCAAGGACGTCGCCACCGGCCGGCTTGACGCCGAAGCCGCACGTTCGACCGAGCAGCCAGCGCCCGAGGCCGGCGCCCTCCTCGAGGCGCCCGTGCAGACACCGGCGCAGGTGCTCGCGTTTGAACAAGCGCGACTTGAGCAGCCCTTCACGGATCTCGACACCTTGTTCGCTCTTGCGCCGGCATCGCAGAAAGAGCTTGTCGAAGCGCTTCGCGCGACCGGCCTGGGCACGGTCAAGGATCCCGGCATCAAGGCGCGTGACGGCGGGCGTGGCGTCGAGGCCAAGGTCAAGCGCAAGGGCTACAACGATATTCGCCGCGTGACCGATGTTGCTCGCGCCGCGGTAATCGTGAAGGACCCAGCCGATGCCCAGGCCGTTGTGCAAGCTCTCGCAAGCCGTTTCACCATCTGGGATGAAGGTTGGGCCGTGACCGGGATTGGCTATGCCGACCGCAAGGTGATGGTGCGCACGTCAAATGGGCTTCTCGCCGAAGTGCAGCTCCTCGAGGAGAGCATGGCCAACGCGAAGAAGGCCGGCCATCAGCTCTACAAGCAGCGCGGCGCCGCCATGGTCGAAGGCGATGTTGCCAAGGCCCAGCAGATCCGCGAGCAGGAGCTGCAATACTGGGGTGGAATTCAGGCGGCGTTGCCGACCGATTGGCGCTTGGCGCTGGGGCTGGAACCAAAGGCCTCGATCTCTGCACCAAACGCCGCCGTAGCAAACGCCTCGTCGATCGGGCGGCCATCCAGCTCGATATCGGCAGAGCTGACCGGAAGCCAGCCGCGCTCCTTGGTGAGCACAAACCCCTCGAGCGTGGCTTCATCGACGACGGCAAGCCGCGCGTCCCAGTTGAACAGCTTGAACGAACCGAGCGACATGGGAACCTCCAAGGCCACCGTTGCACGTGGCGATGCCGAAATCAATGCCCGTGTCAAGAGCATGATGAATGAAATCGGCCCGGAGACGCGCCTGCCCTTCGAACAGGCCGACGGCACCATGAAAGAGATGACCGTGGCGGAGCGCATGGCCGAGGTCGAAAAGGTGAAGCGCGCGGCGGCCGAGCTCAACGATTGCATCGCCCGCAACGGCGGCGGAGGCAAGAACACATGAGCGTCTTCACCTGCTTCACCGCCAAAATCGAAAAGGGCATCGTCGATCGCGAGCTCGGCCAGGGCTTGCTCGACAGCATCGCCGAGACGGAGCTCGAGCTCGGCAAGCGCCTTGCGCGTCATGAGGCCGCGCTAGAAGCCGCCACGGAAAAGGCGACCGAAGTTGCCGCGTTCGCCGCGCGGGAAACCGAGCGCGCCATGCTGCAGATTGAGGCGCAGCTCAATGTGCTGAAAACCGTGCAGCGTGCCGAGGAGGCCCTCAACCAGCGCCGCGACCAGAACAAGGCGCCGTTCTGGCTTCGGGATCCGCGCAAGAGCGCGCTCTATTCGGCCATGCGCGCGCTGCTCACGCGCGACGGTGCGGAGCTCGTGCCCGGGACGCCCTCGGTCTATTACATGGCCCGCAACATCCGCGGCCAGGCGCATGCGCTCTTCACCGATGGCATCGAGGCTCTCCGTCCCACCATGGCCGGGTTCAAGCAGCAGAGCGCGCTCGAGCTCGAAGTGCTGCAGGCGATCAAGGACAAGGGCGCGGCCGTCTCGGATCGAGCCTCGGCCATTGCCAAGAGCTGGCATGATACAGCGGAAATGCTGCGCACGGCGTTCGTGAATGCCGGCGGCGAGCTGCCCTATCGGCAGGATTGGGGCTTGCCCAACCCGGTGCATGACACGCTGAAGATCCGCTCGGTTCAGCGCGAGGAATGGATCTCCTTCGTCAAGCCTCTACTCGCGCGCGACGCCATGCTCTCGTTCGACACGGGCAAGCCCATCGGCCCGTCAAAGCTTAACCGCCTCCTCGAGGAGATGTATGAGAACGTAGCGACGGGCGGCCGCGCCGATGGGCCGAGTTCCGCCTTCACCGGCGCCGGTGCGCTTGCCAAGCGCCGCAATGAGCACCGCTTCCTCGTCTTCAAGGATGCCGAGAGCTGGGCCGCCTATGACGAGAAATTCGGCGCCGGCCGCGGCGTCTATGAGACGATGATGAACCACATCGAGAACATGGCCGAGGACATCGCCATGCTCCGCGTGCTCGGCCCCAATCCCGAGGCCACCAAACGCTTCATGCTCTCGATGTTCGACCGGCAAGCCGCGCGCATGACGCGCCAGGCCGAAGCCGGCGCGCCCGATGCCGCCAAAGCGCAAGCCTACAAGGACAACGCGAAGATCGCCTCCGGCATCGCCAGGGGCAAGCGCGCCTTCGAGAACCTCTGGGCCGAGGTCACCGGCGCCAACAAGGTGCCGGTCAATATCGAACAGGCGCATTTCTGGAGCGAGGTGCGCTCCGGCCTGGTCGGCTCACAGATGGGCTCGGCCATCCTGTCCTCGATCACCGATCCGGCGCTGATGACCATGATTGCCCGGTTCAACGACATTCCGGCGGCCAATGTGATCCGCCGCGCCGTGGCCGGCATGGCCGATGGCGGCTTCGAGTTGAATGCCGCGCAGCTCAGCCTCGTGGCAGACAGCGCCGCCATGCGGATCCGCGCCAATGACCAGTTCATGGGCGAGACGATGCGCACCGGCACCATGGCCAAGATCGCCTCCGGCGTGATCCAGCTTTCCGGCTTGCGCCGCTGGACGGGCGTGCTGCGCTCGGCCTTCGGCATGGAGATGATGGCAACGGCCGCCGCGCGCCTCGAAACGCACCATGCGAAACTGCCGCAGGGCTTCCGCGACATGCTGGGCCGCTATGGCATCGGCGCCGAGGAATGGGCCGTGATGCAGCAGGCCACGCCGAACGAGCCGCGCCCCGGCGGCAAGTTCCTGACCGCCGCCGATCTCCGGATGATGGACAGCTCCAAGGCCCGGGACATCGCCGATCGCTGGCAGCGCGCCATTGACGAAGAAATGGATTACGCCGTCATCGAGGGCGACCCCGAAACGCGCGCGCTCATGTATGGCCAGAGCCAGCCCGGCACGGCCGAAGGCGAGCTCCGCCGCGCCGTCGGGCAATACAAGGGCTTCCCCATCACCTTCGCGCTCCTGCATTTCGGCCGCGCCATGGCGCGCGGCAATGACAGCTCGCGGCTGACCCATGCGGCGCTGACCTTCGGCGCGCTCTGGGCCATGGGCATGGTGGCCATGCAGGCAAAGGAAATCGCCAAGGGGCGCGACCCCATCAGCATGGACCCCACGACGCCGATCGGCATCCGCGCCTGGGGCGCGGCGGCGCTGCAGGGCGGCGGTTTCGGCATCTTCGGCGACTTCCTGTTCATGGATCAGACGCGCCAGGGCGCGTCCCTCGCCTCAACGCTGGCCGGCCCCAGCTTCGCCGCGGTCGAGAAGGTCTTCGGCGACTTCCTGATGGCCAATGTGCAGCGCGCCTGGAAAGGTCAGGAGACCCATTTCGGCGGCGATGCGCTTTATGCCGCGGCCGGCCTTTTGCCAGGGGCGAACCTCTGGTATCTCAGAACTGCATTCCAGCGTGGTGTGGTCGATCAACTCGCCCTGATGATCGACGAAAGAACGCCGCAGCGTTTCGAGAGGATCGAGCGCGAGGCGCAGAAGAACTGGGGACAAAGCTTCTGGTGGGAGCCCGGCCGCGTGGAACCGCGCCGTTCGCCCAACATAGGCGCCGCGTTCGGAGGTGGCCCCTAAGCCCGATCCGGACGCCCTCTCCCCGAGGGCGACATGACTGTCACTTCCGAGCTTTCCGCGGTTGAACGCAGCTGGACCGGTGTGGAAACCGTGTTCGACACCGGGTTCAAAGCCCGTGACGCCACGCATTGCAGCGTTTCGGTCGGCGCCACCGTGCTCGTGCGCGGCACGCAATACACCAGCGTTCTTGCGGCCGGCGGCGTTCTGCAGATCCTGCCGCTGGCCGGCATGCCGGCCGCGCCGGCCACGTTGCTCATCGAGCGCGTGACGCCAGCCACCCAGGAAACCGATCTCGTCAATGGCGACACCTGGGATATGGAGGCATTCGAGCGCGAGCTCGACAGCAATGCCATGCGCGATGCCGAAACCCGGCGCATTTCCAGCCTCGCGAGCAGCGCCGCCACCACTGCGCTGGCGGCCGCGCAGCAGGCGCTCGAGGGCGTGGTGGCGGCCGTCGCCGGCGTCTCCTTCTTCAATGGGCGCACCGGCAATGTCATCCCGCAGGCCGGCGATTACACCGCCGCCCAGGTGACGAACGCGGCCGCGACCAATGCCACCAACACCTTCACGGCGGACCAGCAGATTGCCAAGGCCAACCCGACGGCGACCCTCAACAAGGCCGCATCGGGGCAGGTGAACGCCCTGCGGGGCCTGACCAACAACGTGCTGCGCTGGGCGCTCCGGCTCGGCAACAGCACGGCCGAGGCGGGAGCCAATGCCGGAAGCGATTACGAGGAAGTCAGCGCCGACGATGCCGGCATCGAGACCGTGCGCCGGCGCGTCCGCCGCTCGGATGGCTACAACACTTTCTTCGGCTCCGTGGAAATCGGTTCGCCCGGCGCGGGCCATTCGGTGCTGCTGCGGCGCTTCGGCACCACCATCGGCGCCCAGTTCGATTTCGAGATCCCCAGTTCAGGCTCGGCGCTGAATGGCCCGGTGCGTATGCGCGTCTTCGGCAACACGCTCGAGATCGCGGAAGGCGGCGGGACGCTGCGCGGCGTCCGCCTCGACCTCACCGCCGCCGCCGCCAATGCCGCCTCCGATCTTGTGCATGCCGGCAACATCGACGCCATCCTTGGTGCCCGGCTTACGCCAGTTGCTACAACAAGCGGTACGCAAGTAGATTTTACGAACTTGCCCGCTGGCATTAATGAAATTGTCGTGTCTTTCGATGAGGTTTCCCTGAATGGCACAGATCATTTGCTGGTGCAGATTGGAACAAGCAGCGGAATGGAGGTTGCCGGATACGTTTCGACATCGGTACTTGCGTTCGGAGGAAACGGTGTTCAAGCTATTAATAACACAACCGGATTTGTTCTTTTCGGTGGATCAACTGCAAACATTGTTTCTGGACACATGACTATTCGGCGCATGAGTGGAAACAAATGGACGCAAAGCCATACTAATTTGAGTTCTCCTACTTCGGGCCACTTTGGTGCGGGAGTTAAAACTCTTGCGGACGAAATTACCCGCGTGCGTATTTTGGCAACCGGCGCAAACACATTTGACGCTGGCTCAGTCAATATCAGCTATACTCGGTGAGGTAAGGCGATGCGAGCAACGCGCGAAGCCTTCATGCCCGAGCTTTACAAGCACGAGGGCGGCTATTCCGACCACCCCCGCGATCCGGGGGGCGCAACCAATTTCGGCATCACGCTGGCCACGTTGCGCGAATGGCGCGGGCGCCCCGTGACAAAAGACGATGTGCGCACCATGCAGCGCAGCGAAGCCGATGCGATCTATCACGCCCATTACTGGAACCGCATCGACGGAGACAGCCTCCTGGCCGGGCCGGATGCGGCCCTGTTCGATGTGGCGGTCAATTCCGGTGTCGGGCGCGCGCGCCAATGGAAATCGCTGCTGGCGGGGAAGAACGCGGTCGATGGCGTGAAGGCGGTATGCGCCCGCCGGCGTTCCTTCTTCCGGTCGCTCTCCACTTTCGATGTGTTCGGCAAGGGATGGATGCGCCGGGTCAATGCAGTCGAAGCATGGTCACTCGCATGGGCCGTGCGCTGGCAGGGCGGGGCCGTGAAGCCCGTTCTTGAGCAAGAGGCATCAAAGGCCAAGAGGCAATCGAACGCGAATGGCGGCGGCGCTGTGGCCACGGGCGGCGGTGTTGTGGCGGCTCCGCAGGCCGATGCGGTGGCAAGCGCCAACTGGCTCGTGATTGTCGCCGTCGGCGTGCCGGTCCTGCTCCTGCTCGGCTTCCTCATCTACCAGGCCGTGATGCAGGCCGACCGCGCAAAAGCCATGAAGGAGATTGCTGATGGCTGACATTCTCACGACCATCGCCAGCACGCTGGCAAAGCAGGGAGCGCCCGTTCTTGGCGGGTTGATCGGAACCGCCATCGGCGGGCCTGTCGGCGCTACCGTGGGCGGGCTTGCGGGCAAGGCCATCGAGGCCGTCGCCGATGCGCTGGGCACTTCGAGCGATCCCGCAGCCGTGGCGGAGGCGCTGAAGAGGCCGGGCGCGACGGTGGCAGTGGCGCGCGTGGAAGCGCAAACCGGAGAAATGATCCGGCTTTGGGAAATGGAGGCGCAACGCGCGAGCGATGCGCAGGCGGCCGAAATTGCGCAAGGCTTCACCGCCTGGCAGTTCTGGCGAAACGTTATCCAGGCCGTGGTGTGGGGCGGGTGGATGCTCCTGCTGATCTCGGCCGTCTTTGGCGGCAATATCGGCATCAAGGGCAACATGCCGATCGCTGAGATGGTGACGGCCTGGGGCTCGGTATCACTGCTCTGGATGGCCGTTTTCCATGGCGGGCATACGGCGAAGGAAGTGTTTTCCGCCTCGAAATGGGGGAAGACGCAATGATCGCATCCCTCTTTCGAGCGGCGGCTTTGCTGGTGCTGCTGTCCGGTTGCGAAAGTCTGCCCGGCCCGAAAGCCCTGATGGTGAATGAACCGGGGTTCGACGTTTCCAAGATCGCTGAGACAAACAAAGCCGGCATTGCCGCCGGATGCTGGAAAAGGAGATAGAAAATGCCTGCACCCGACCGCTTCGGCCTTTCGCGCCTGGAGCTGCACAGCCCTCTCGCCATCGGCTTTCCCATCACGCCGAATGACAGCAACGATCTTTCCCAGATGACGCGGGAAATGTTCTTCGCCGGCGCGGGCAATGTGCGCGTGACCTGGGCCGGCCAGCCCGATGGCACGTTCTCCACCCATGCCGTGCTCGCCGGCGAGCGTGTCGCCTGGCGCGTGAGCCGCGTCTGGGCCACCGGCACCACGGCCACCGGCATCGAGGGCTTTGCATGATGATCGGCCCCACCGTCACGATCGGCCGGCGCCGCCGTCGCAGCGGCGGCGGTGGCTCGCTGCCCGTCGTTCCTCTCGGTGGGCTGATCACATTCTACGGCGACGGCAC